ATTTTGTCTTTTTGATAGATAGCGTCTATTGTTTTAAAATATTTATGATTATACTCTAGTGTTTCTAAAACCTCTTTCCTCCTAATAGAATTCTCTGGTATATGCGTAGAAGTTAAAAGATGTATATCGTTCATAGTTTTATTTATTATGTATCTCTGATATTTCCATGAAGGAACTTAAAAGTAGGAAATCTTAATGATATACCTCCTTGTTGATTTTTGGTTTCTTCAAAATACTGACAAGTAATAATTTTACCCTTAATGAGTTCAGGATTTCTGTAAAAATTCTGTCGTTCTTCTATAGTAAATCCACTGCCAACTCTGACAAGATGATTTTTGTGGGAGATATAAACACAACTCAACATATCCTCCTCACATTCTGCACCATCCTTCACATATCTAAACGGCCCCATTTCTACATCTAAAACCTCGTATTCTGCATCGTGAAAGGTTTTTACTTTCAATAGGTCTTTTGACCGCTTTCCTTTATATGGGGAGTTCTTACGGAGCATTACTCCTTCCCAGCCGTTAATGTCTGCTTTATGTATCCATTCTTGAAAATGGTCATCATCTAGAATGTGTTCTTGTTCTAGGATAGTTAAACACGGACACTCATTATTCTGCATATATCTTTCCAGATGACCCAACCTTTTGGATAATGGAGTCTTGCCCTTTTTATTGTTAAAATCATCCAGAGACATTACATCGAAAATTTTATATGAAGGGTTAGGTATTGTATGGTCTTTCTTTTTGAGTTGTTTCATTATGCTTTGAAAATCTTCGTTACCATCTTCATCTAGCAGGCACAACTCCCCGTCAAATACAACACCAGATAAACCCAGACTTGTAATCCCATCGGTAACAACGCCAAGGGTATTAAATTCTTTGCCAGTTCTGGAGTAGAAAACAGGGATGCCGTCACTACCAACAATACACAAACATCTAACGCCATCAAGTTTACGAGATACATACCATTCATCTTTCCAGTCTACAAGTTTAGGCTCATATTTATCTGCAAGGGCTACACTAAATTCTGGAATATGATTTGCTATAGCCTTGTTGATTATCTTATCTCCCGCCCTAGTCTTTAGGTCTTTATCTATAATGCATAGGATGAGTTCTTCATAATCTGGATAACTGTCAATAAAAGTATTGACTGCACCAATAGCATCGTGACCAGTAATATCTCTATTTTTTAGTGCGTTGAGCAGATCAAAGATCGTATCGTATCTTTCTCCGCACAGAGATTTCTTCTTCTTAATATTGTCACTGGTAACATTGTATTGCCACAATGGATGATAAGTATAGAGCAAAATGCTTTTGGTAAATTCTGCTGATATTTTTCGTTCGACTGATGACTGATCATCAACAATGCAGTAATCTTCTATAATGTTTTGCTTATCTATTGTGCTGCTTGTAGACCTAAGATCAAGCACCATATTCCAAACGTATTCAAAACGCTTTGTAGACAAACCTGCTAAATAACTCATTGTAGTCCTCCTGTGTTTCCCCAAGTATATCCTATCTATCGGCAGTTGTCAAGAGGAATCTTTAGTCTTGTAGAGACTCTATTTTTGATGATAAAATTTCTTTCTGTATTTCAGCAGTTTTCAACTCTGTTTTTAAGTCATCAATTTCTTGTTGTGCGATAGTATTTTTAACAACACTATTGGCTTTTTCATATCTTGTTATTTTTTTATTTAAGTTTTGTGCAATAATAGACTGCTGTTCTAATTCCAGTGATAGTATCTTAATTTCTGCTTTTTTGTTCATGATTTATATATTCTTAAATTTTTGCATTTGGTTCTTTAATTCTAGCCACTCATTATGCTCAGTAAAATCTTTGTTTAATTTATTGACTAGTATTGATCCGGTTCTAGGGAACAAAGCGGGGATGATAGAATGAAGTATTAAAAGAACACCCGCTTTGATACACCTAATACCATGAGAGAAAGCAAATCGTAAATGCTCCCAATAGCCCATATTGTTGTCATTAAGATGATCAACTGATTTTTTGATAAACATAATGTATTAACCTTTCTAATAAGATTATTATACACTATTTTATCCAATCTGGTTTTCTATAAGTTAATTTGCCTTTTCTCGTTAATGCCGGAGTATAATAGTATTCGCTTTCAAAGAAATAATGAGTAACCTGAGAATATCTAGTTAATTCTGGATTTTTAATAGGGGAACCGCCATGCAATAAATTAGCATCCCATATGATTGCCTGCCCTTTTTTAATAGTGGCCTCTCTACGTTCATATCCGGCATAGTCAACCATATTTTGTAAAAATTCTTCATATGCAGGATAAGACTCTGGATGCTTTTCTGGCAGTCCTATATCTCTATAGGCTAAACAAGGCTCAAGATGTGTTTTGGGATAATAAAATAACGGCCCATTATCTTCTGTAATATCTTCTAATGCTACCCAAACTCCGCACATATTTCTTGGTGGATGAGAATGAAAATGTAAAGTATCTGAATGTATGCGTTGAGTGGTTCCAACTTTAAAATTTAATGTCTGAAAAGGTAGCGGTTCTTTACCATACACTTCTCTGATCTTATGAATAATAGTAGGATATAAAGATAATTGTTTAACACTATCATTATGCTTCCATGCATCTTGTACTCTTTTAACTTTATCATTCAATACAGAATCACTATACCTAACGACCTCATCTATAAGATCGCTAGGTATATCTGTTTCAAATATTATATATCCATCATTATTATTCATATAATTATTGGGGCAAGAGATATGAATTGATTCATAGTACAATCAAGACTTGCTAATTGCCCCATTATGAGTAGTGTCATTAATTCCTAATCAAACAATGTTGCTTGAGATTCCCTAAATGACACAATATTTCTATCTCCACATAATTCATACTTACCTTCGCCCAGTTTGATAGCGATAGTACAAAAGAAATTGTGTAATTCTCTACGGCATTTCTTGAATTTGTTTCTTAATTCTAAAAACTTGGCATTTTCTTTGGGGGTAAAATGTCCTCTCTTAATTTTAACAGCTTTTATTTCTCCTTTAATAACCATATTAAATGTTCTATTAAAATTTATATCTGGATCATACGGCTTATACTCCATAACGTCCCGCAGTTTTCCGTTTTTATCTTTTTTCTTTTCACCAGTAGGAACTTTTTCACCTGTTGATCTTTCAACATATTTTTTAAAAACATGAAACCACTGGTCTGATCTAGCAACGCCTCCTTTTGTATGATTAGGAGAGTCACCTAATACTTCAGAGATAAATGCCCATCCCGGTATTTGGTTCCCGTATCTTGTTAAAACATTGCCCTCAAGATCAATTACCGTAGCACCTACGCTATAAATCAAAGACATTCCTTTGTCTAATGAAGTCTTTTTAACTCCTTTTTTTCCTCTCTCTAATCTTAGTAACGCTATAGAGTCTGGGCTTAATGAATCATATAATTCTTCTCTATTATCTAATATCATTTGCATTAATGGAGTAACTGTTTTATCATCCGCTCTCTTTACATTAAGATGCAGATTTATTTGATCTTTAAAATATTCTACATCTTTACGCCTAGCGCTTTTATCAAATGACTTTGGAGGATTCTGCAATGACTCTCTAAGTTTATCGTTATTATTATAAAAGTACGCTAATGCTTTAGCATCGTCTTTATCGTCAACTTTATCTGCACTTTCATCTGAAATTATTCCTGCCATACGGGCGACCTGTCTCGCTCTAGGAGCAAGGCCATGTGCCGCTAGTTTTAATAGAATATGATTCTTTTTGCAACTTTCATAAAAAGTAAATAACTGCTCCTCAGTAAAAGGCTGTGCCAAAGATTTTCTAGTTCTAGGTACGCCTATATGCGCCCTTTCAATAACTAAAAAAGAATCTGGAGGTAAGATATCTGGCAAAGCGAGTAATTGTTCATGAGTAATTGTTTCTACTGTATCTTTTTTAACATCGTAAAGTACAGCAGTATTTCTTCCACAATCAACCGTATGTGTAATATTCTTCATAATAAAAATCCTTGTGTCTGGGAACATTTTGTTCCATTAAAAAGAGTGAATTCTAATGTTCCTAATTGATGAAAGATCATCAAGGATTGTTAATGAATTCATGTCAATATACTAAAAGATTCCGGCAGAATGTCAAGTTAAAATCCTATAAACACTCAAATTTGAATGTAAATTTCTAATCAACTGTTTAAACGCCGGAATACATTGGAGTCTAGAGTTGCTAAACACTATATCAAATAGTGTCACGGGTTAATAGACTCAAGTGGACTGGAGGGGAGTCGAACCCCTGTCCAGTATAAATTCCATATAAACTTCTACATCGTTAGTCTATTGTTATTAATACTATAGACAAAACTATTTGTCTTTCCAAATGCCAGAACGATTACGTTCATCGACCTTCTTAATTTAGGTAGGACAACCCTATCCG